TACAGGTTGCTCCCGCACCAGTAGTTCCAAAATTACCAGTTCCTACAAATAATGCATCACCAGTATTCTGGAGGCAGAATGGAGACGCATATATCTCAAATTTATCGTTTGAGTTCTTTGCAATATCATTATTATATATTCTATACTCCTCAGCATCACTAGTCCCACCATTAGGAACAAAGTATACCTGAACGCTAGTTGATGCCCCATACCCAGCATGTGCATACACACCATCAATATAAACCTTTCTATTGTCAGTACAAGTAATGATTCCTACAGTACTGCCATATGCGACCTTTACGGGGTCGGACATTTTTGGATATATTATTGACATATTTTTAAACGGTTACGTCAGCACCGGCTCCCTGATTGACTGCCTGCCTTTTCTTCAGTAGAACCAATTTCTTAATCATAGAGATCCTTTTCTCTGCTTGATCTAATTTCTTCTTCTCTTTGTTATCTTTCGCAGGGTCTTCGTCGGGAGTAGTACCAACTTCTTTACCAATTTCTTCTGGGAGTCTCACGATTGGTTCTGTCCTATCGATAGGGTGTTCATAATAAGCATTAACTTTAGCACCAGGATATATCTTCTGAATAGAATCCTGCACTTCTGCTCTAGAAGGTTTCTTCAATGAAGGGAAGAAAATTTGAATGGTATAATACTTTCCGCGCCACACAAGGGAGACGCACATATTAATACCATTCTTACGTTCAATAGTAGAAGACAAGATTCTTTAATCGAATACTGTATTATTTAGAATCCAGGCAATGCTGCTGTAGGAGGAGCAGAAGTACCAGGAGCAGTAGAATCACCACCGCCACCTATACTAGGAGTAGCACCTATTGCAGGAAGATCACTAACACCAGTAGGAATCGATGGAACGCCAAGTCCACCCATTACTGCTTCCATTGCTTTTTCTTTAACGCTATCTATGATTGCGTCCTTATTAACGAAAACGTAACCAACACTGCCAACAACGGCAAGAGATACAACGCCAGACGCAATAGCAAGTACATTAATAATTTTTTGCATGATTTTTATACCGTAGGTTTTACAGGAGGTTCTTTCTTCTCATCAGCAGCAGTGATAATCTTGAGAGGGGCTTGTTCAATGTAAATCGTCTGAACAGGACCGCCATTCTTACCACCAACACCATATGATGCTCCACCATTGCCGTTATCGGACATCTTCATAGTACCATCTCCTTTTTTAGAAGCAGTTTGAATTCCGAAGCTAGCTAAAACTCCTGTAAAAACTGAAGCTATAAAAGTCGGATCTATTTTTTGCTGTACCAATCCTGGGACAGTAACATAATTTAATGTTAATATTCCACCGGACCAGACCAACACACCAAGACGTACAAATGTAGAGAAAATTGCTGCACTCTCATCACCATCAGGTAAGAGGTTCTCCTTTAGTTTACCTAGAGCACTTTTTTCCTTTACGTCCTTCTTAACTTCATCAGGCATGAAAATTTAGGCAATTGCAGCCTATTTATCAGTTACGAGTCTTTATCCTAATGCTAATACTAAGCCAATGGATGCTTTACCTGATAAATTAGAACCATCTCCATAGTAAGTTACAGCAGCACCAGCAACAGCAGTGACTATACCACTAACTTCTATATTATTATTTGCCGTAACAATACCAACAGAATCTATATTAGTTACATCTTCATAATAAACTGTACCAGCACAAGATATATTACCTTTAACAGTAAGACTCTTAGCGATACCAACACCACCAGATACAATTAATGCTCCATTATTAAATGCAGTTGAATTAGTAGTATTACTGAGAGAAGTGATACCACTTACATTCATCCCCATTGCAGAGGTATTACCTTGTTTTAATGTCTGATCGAGAGTCTCTGCAGCAGGAGCAAGAGCAGTACTAGCAATACCGACCCAACCAGATCCACTGTAAATAAGTAACTTATTTGTTCCTGTTGACTCATCAAAAGTAACATCGTCCAAATCCTTGATGAATCCAGCACCACCGCCACCCATGGTAGCAAGTTGAGTCTGAATCCTGTTAATAAAAATCTTATAATGCTTTGCTAAATCTTCATGGGTAGCAAAGTTTTGATCCATTGGAGTTAATGGATCTTCCCCACTACCAATATTCTCTCCTTGATTTGGAGGTTCACTTAAAAGATAACCTTCCTCAAGTACTTTTTGTTTAGTCTTTATATCATAAACAAGAGCCTTCAACTCAGTTAAATTCTTAAGTTCTTTATTAATATTCTTAAGTTCTTGCTCATAATACTTTGGTTTTGGTAGAGTCTTTATTCTTTCTTGAAGAGACTTAACCTCATTATCCATATAATGAGCAAGAGTTGTAGTAGAATCAGTAAAGGATTCTTGTAACCCTTCTACTGTTTTCTTAGTTACATCTTGAAATACATCAAATTTCTCACCAAGATTCTCATTGAAAGCAATCTCAAATTCTTTTTGATTTGCCTTTAATTTCTTTTGTAGATTCCAGATAACACTAGACTGCTCCTTTAATTGCTTAAAGATATCCTCTCTTACTATATTAACCCTCTCATGAATAGTCTTAAAGTCAGTCTTTGTTTCAAACTCCTTAGTGTTTGACTCTTCATGTATCTTTTCTAATTCTTGTTCAATACGATTCCCTAAAGTTGATACAGAATCTCTTACAACTCTAAAGTCTTCATCTATAACATTGAATCCTTTTCCAACCCAAGCAAAATCAGGGACTTCGGTGACTTTGTGAATCCAAGCAGGTAAAGAAGGGATAGACTCTTCAACTTTACTAATAGTTTCTCGTAATGCTTGTAACTCATCTTCATAATACCTCACCTCAGGAACTATGGGAATCTCTTGCTTTACCTGTTGGATAGTAGCAGAAATCTCTTCTAACTGTGGTTCATAATCTTTTATCTCCGGTATCTCTGGGATGTCGTTACGGACATCATTAACCATCCTTACCAATTCACCCCATTCAGGTGCCTTGATTACATCTTCTATCTCTAGAAAGGAGTTTCCATCAGCATCTTCAATGGTTTGAATGTCAGTTCTCTGAAGAGTATCTTCTTCTACAACTTCCTCTTCAAGGAATTCTGCTATTGAAGGTAGTTCTTCAGGCTCGACAATAAACTCGTCTATTGACGGTAGATCAGCAAGAGGAGTTTTATTAACCATATGTCTATTTATTTTGGGCCTTTGTTGCATCTTTTAGCATCTTTGCTAATTCATTAGTTGAACCAACAAACAATGCATTAGTTACACTAGTAGGCGACCTTTCTTTCTCTTCCTCTACATCTTTAAGTTTCTTCTGCAGATCCATCAGTTTGTCGGTGGCATCTGAGACTGATTTGACGAGTTGTCCTGCAACTTCGTATGCTCTGGGCATTTCGCTCTCTTGAGCAAGTTCAAGAATTCCATTAATTGCTTCTTGTCCCTTCTCAATGATAGAGTATAAATTGCCTCTTGTATATTCGTAGTCATTTCTGATATCCGTCTTATCCCTTTCTAGGGGTGGTTTTTGGATACCAACCTTCTTAACATCTGCAACAACTTCGCTTGCTACATCAAATGTTTTTTCTAATTCAGTGAAGTCTGCCATAATTACGCATCAACGTCAGCATTTTGAGATGGACTGTACTGCTTGAAGTCTTGGAAGAATGAAGTAGTTTCATTAAATCCGAAGTCATCACCCAATTCAATGAGTGCATCATCAGCAGTATCAATAAGATCTACAGTAGAACCTTGTACGTGTTCTGCTGCAGAAGTCCCATCTTCACCACGGAGGACAACAAGGTTATTGCCGTCAATCTCCTTAATCTTAATAGTTTCTGTGTCGATGTAAATTCTGTTATCAACTGCAAGTCCGGCAGCACTACCAACTGTAATGAGTGTTTCCTTATCATCAAGGTTCTCATCCAGATATGTAATGCCATCACCAGTGTAATCTTTAACAGCACGTGGTGTGACGCTATAACGCATCTCTCTTCTAAAGTCCTTACCTTTCCTTGTACTATAATCAATTGTTGCTTTCTTGATTATTCCACCAGAGGAAGAAGGAACAGGACCGAATAGATATGTTTTAGCGGTAAATGTTAGTGTGTAAATTAATGCTCTCCTCTCAGAGAAATCTCCTTCATAATCGTCAGTAAAGGAAACGCCATCTAAAACTATTGGTATATCTCGTTTCTCACCAATAGTAGAGAGTAAATTAACAGTTAAGTTGTAAGAAGGTTGGAAGTATGGTAATATTTGTTCAACAATTTGCAGTGCATCGTCGTTTACTTTAGCAACTGCATTTAATTCGAAAGTCATATTATATGGAACTGGCATATAAACTTTCTTAGCCTTTGTCTTATCTGCACTAGGAGCAGTTAAGAAAGTTTGTGTCTGGGTTACTTTCCTTGTTGGATCGTAACTTAAACCAGTAAATTCAAAAGACAGTCTAGGAAGCGTCAGAGTTTGTGCTCCCTTTAAGTTAGGTGATTGCTCTATCCTAGCCAAAAACTTCTGGATTGGACCATAGGCAAGAGGAACCTTCATCACACTGACAGATTTTGCATTGCTGTCTACGTGCTTAATCTGTATGTTATTAAAGAGCGTTCCAAAACCAATAACGGTTTTACGCAGTATCTCATGATAGAAATATTCAAACACAGACCAAATAGCGAATTAACTAATTACTATTTAACAGATTTTCAGATCCACCCATTGTAATCGTAGTACCATTCTTTGTGGCCATCCTATACATTTTCTCATGCATAGTAACTACTTCCTCAGCACCTTTCTCACTATCAGGTGTTGACTTATGACGTGAAGCATAATTTTCAGTTGATTTATCAGTCGCAAGGGGCATAGAATCTAAGGGGTTTGCTGGAAACCATTCTAAGTCTCCATCAGGGTCATAATAACCATGTGTTACTTTTGCTGTCATTTATGCTTCTCCAAATGGATTTCCTCTACTCCAATCTATTATATCATCTGATGCTGATTGAATGTTGTCATTATCAGCATATGGTGTAACTAAATCATCAGTAGTATCCACTGCAAGAGTGTAAACTGCCGCTGATTCGTCACCAGTAATAGACTCTCCTTCGAGGAATGTTCCTGTCGCAATACCCACCACAAGGGTCTTAGTACTTCCGTCCCAAGACTTGACTCTAGCTTTCGTGCCTGTCGTTCCACCTGTAACCTCCTCATTAAAGTAGAAATCACCAGATCCAAGTAAACCTGGATTACTAATAGTGATTGTAGGAACAGTAGTATATCCTGCACCTGCGTTAGACAGTCTAGCAGAGCGTATAGTGCCTCCTACAGCAACTACTTCACCAAGTGCTGTAGTGCCTGTTACAGGCGCACTGAAGGTGATTGTGGGGGTTGTACCATAATATCCGTCACCACCATCTGTAATGGTTACTATACCAACTGTACCTGTAGTAGCAATACCGACTGTTACAGCAATACCTGTTCCACCTCCACCAGCAAAACTAATAAGTGGTGGTTCTGTATATCCAGCACCAGGATCAGTTATCCGGATACTTTCAATAGCATAGGAAGTAGTAAGTCCAACCTTACTAGTTGTTATTGCTACAGCAGTAGCTGTAATGCCGCCACCTGGAGCAGAAGAAATTGCAACTGTGGGGGTTGCCCTGTATCCATTTCCAGGATTAATGAGATCAATGAACTGAATACCGCCGTTTCTAAATGTGGTGACAGCAGTAGCTGTTGTTCCGACACCAGTAAGTGTGAGAGTTTGTGAGTATCCAATCTCGGTGGTTTCATCATCAATTGTACCAATTCCAGTATCAATCGTTTCGTCTTCATAACGGAATACTTCACACTGGAGTTCGTAGACATATAATTCTTTTAACTGATAAAATGGTTTAGCGTGTTCAACAAACTTAATTTCATACAGTCTATCATCTAACGGGAACCATATTAAATCTCCTTCCTTCGGTCTGGTGGATAATTTAATTCCCGTTTCATTTCTAATAAGAGGATGGATGTATGATTCAAACCTTTCTCTGGAAATAACCAAATTAATATCATCTTGCACTTCCACACCAAACTTTGATAGTATTCTACCATTACCTTGATAGACATCATAGTTCTGAACGTATGCTTCTAATGGATAAGCATCATCAAACTTTGACTGTACTACCTCTTTAATAATAGTATTTGTCGTCAAGTATTTGCGTGGAATATAATAGCATTCCACACCATAAACCTTAATCATCTCATTATTGAGAGATTGAATAAGGTCCTGCTCGTTACGAGTACCTTGAGTGAAGAATGGATTTAATGCCATTACGCTATCATATCAAGAGGTGGAATCTCATAACTACGCATCATTTCTTCAGCAATCTTATCTATTTCAAGTTGAGCATCGTCATACATCTGACGGCCGTTCAACTCAATACCACCAGGGAGTTTGACACCTTGGAACTTAATAAGATTTTGTCCCCACTGCCTCTTCATAAGAGCAGTATAATATCTCTTCACAAACCTATCATTATAGACTTTAGTGAAATCATCAGGATCTAAAATTCTATAACAGTCAATGATTAAAAAATCATCCTTTGTTAATTCTGCCCAATCAATATCAAGATATAATCTCTCTTGTCTAATATTAAATCTAATCTGCTTCTCTGTGTTCAATAAGAAATCAATATCTGATAATTTAGTCTTAACCATTGAATAGGTTAAGAGTTCCATTGAATCAAAGTAGTAAACATCATTTAAGAATAACTGATATTTCACACTGAACATATTATTCGTCATCGTGTTCGAACCATCGAACCGATAAATCTTCTCTACACCAACTACTGAAGATGGTAACTTAATATAATTTTGATTCTCCTCATAATCAAAAGTGCCTAGAGTAGAATCAGTTACTGTAGTAGTTACAATACCTACTGGATCAGTAGCACCAGGGCCCTTTCCCCTATCAATATCATCTTGAGTAACTCTATATTTTAACGGCATCCGCAAAACGCCATCATAATGCCTTTCCTGGAACATCTGGAAAGCATCGTCTAATAGATCTTCACATTGTTCGTCAGCAATATTAATTTCGACAACAGGAGCACCTAATTGCCGTTTAGCGTAATCTATTAATCCGGATCTGGAGCTAGGCTTCGCCATATTACCAAGTTTTTATCTATTTATTAAAGGGTAGAAGATATACCACCTCTAACTATAATTTGTCCTTCTACTATTCTATTTACCGTTGTTCCAGTCTTCGCGTTTACATCGTAAAAATATCTACCTTCTTTTAAATCTGATGTCTGTGTGGTATTTAAACCAATATGGAATTTACCATCATAAGCACTAGTAAATCCAACTGTAAAAGTAGCAGTCGCTGCAGCACCAACGTGCTTTGCCAGTTGTCCTGATAAATGTGTATGATTTGTGAAATCATATGCACTACCTGCAGTAGTATTAACAGTGTAAGTGCAAGTAAATGAAGCACCGACATTTATCACCAAGTCAGAAACTGGTGGATAGTCAGATGTGCTATCGAATGTGAATGTTCTAGTTGCCATTTACTAAAGCCTTTAGCATGTCTTTGATTTCTTTAAGTTCACCTTTAAGACTGTCTAATTCAGCCTTTTCACTATCTTTACGCTTACGCGATTCAAGATACTTTTGATGTTCATTCATATCAGTGGAAACAATTGCGTTTGATTCTTCATCTCTATAAAGAGCATGAGTATTTTCAACAGGGATTAAAGTCATGAAAGAGCAATTGTCCTGAATTCTCTAATAACAGGAGGTTTCGCCTGATTAGTTCCAGTCATCATAATCTTAATCTTGAACCCAGTAAATTCAGACAAATCATCAATAGTAAATTCATAATCACGGTAGTCACCCCTTCCTTGGGAAGGTGGAACAAACCTATCTGGTAATCCAGAATTATTCTTAGTATCTATAATGTTCCCGTTCTCAATATTATCATACCCTGGGAAGAGTTCATAACGTATTTCATTTTCTGAAGAATCCTGTCTGAATAATGAGTATGCTACTCTAATATCAGAGGTGCTTGCTCTATTAGCAGCAAACATAACCTTAATACCCTTAGCAGGAACTTGAAGTCCAACAGTTTTAGTTACATAAGTTGCTGAGTTAGGATCCTTTCCAGGAGTCTTAACCAAAGCACTACTAGAGAACTTATCAACAGGATCGTCTATCCTATTAGTGGTAAGTATTGCACTAACCCTATCAATATCAATAACAGGTGATATGTTAGTATCAGTGCTATCTAAATCACATTGTAAGTTGAATGACTTATTACCAGGTAATGAAGTTAACTTACTATCTTCATTGACTTTAGAAGCAATCATCCGAGGAGAATTAAGATAGTTTGAATTATTTAATTCTATGGATTCATATCCTTTATCATCAAATGATGTCTCAATACCACTTACACTTCTAGCAGTAACTGTTCTTATTCTAGAAACAATAGATGTTCCTTTAGGTTGTAATGTTTGAATATTAGGTGTTATAACCTCATACTGGATATTCTGTGAAGCAAGAATATTCATCTCACCACCATTCTTAGTCTGGTTGAAGTATAGACTTGGGAATCCACCGCCACTAGCACTTCTATTAGTACCAATTGAAACACTATCCGAAGAAGTCTGTCCCATATCAACACCAACATAATAACTATCCATAGTATTAGGATGTGAACCCTGATTAGCCACTTCAGACATATTATGAGTCTTATTAATTCTCCTTAGAGACACTCCATCAAACTCATACTTATATACGAGTTCATTTATTGGGTGTGTAAATGCAAGAGTTGAATCTTGTGCTCTTGTAATTCCACTTAAAGTAGTACCACTAACTGAAGTATACTTAATAAGTTCATCACCAATCTTAATATAACCTGGATTAGTAGTACCAACTCCAACATTCTCAAAGGACGTGAATGCAGCACCTGCACTTACAACCAAGTCTCCTGTATTATCTCTACCATAAGCAGCAGTAAGAGAAGATGGAGCAGCATCACTTTCAACACCGTCTATCTTAACAAGGTTGTTAGATTCATGCATTGCATGATTCCTATGATTAATCTTTATAGTCTTACCATCATAAGTAGGATCGACAATAGCCTGTCCACTCAAAATAGTTACATTAGAACCTGATCCATTAACCTCAGATCTGATACCAGTGTTGGTAACATATACCATACTAGAACCAGCAGCAACAAAGTCGCCCTGAACTTGATCCAAGAATAAAGTATTAGTAAATCCAATAGAAACAATAGAGAGTTGTGCTCCTGTTCCTATACCATTCATAGAAGCAGTTGGAATACCAACCACATCACCAACTTTATATCCTCTACCTCCATCAGTAACACTAACAAGTCCAACTAAACCAGCCTTATTATTAGGATCCTGATAAACAGAACCACCAATTCCACTAATAGATACCTGAACAGTAACTTCAAGTCCAGAACCACTACCACTAACTGTGAATGGTTGAATGCCTTCTGTTGTTGCAACTGTATATCCAGTACCAGGATTAACTGCTAATAAACTTTCTGTAGAACCACTACTTACAACTGAACCACCAATTGCAATAATACGTCCTTCACCACTAGACAAACCAGAACCAGTTTGAGCAATAGCAACTCCTGTACTAATACCAAGTGTAGTAATACTATCAGCAATAGAAGAAGTTAAACCAAGAGTAACTCTCTTAGACAATGCTGTAAGTGGATTAGGAGAAAGTCCTACGAGTTCATTGTTACCAATGTTCAATTCTGGGTTAAAGAAATTAACTGTTCCAGTTGTTCCAGCAGTAAATTCTGCTTTATTCAATGTAAACTTCAAATCTTCAAACTGTGAAGCAGTCCAAGTAGAAGCATTCTGTGACTTGAACAATGAACCAAGATATGGTTGCTGTGTAATAATAACTTTTTGAGATTCACCTAATCCAGTAGTTGTTATATCTTCATCACCAAGTCTAGAAATCCAAATATTGTATTCTGTTGATGGTGAGATAACAACTAATGCATATTCTCCACCACCTTCAAGATATACTGGTGAATGGAATGTGAACCTTGTAGCAGCGGTAGCATCAGTTGATGTTGTAACATCAGCAGCTGGTACATCTACCTTACTGAAAGGTAAAATAGTAGTAGTTGGATAACCAGTTTCTACAGTTCTAATTTCAACCCCACAAGGAAGTTCTTCATCCTTAGTAAGGAAGAATAAATCTACACTAGTAAGGAACATACCATTTGGTTCTGGTACACTAAATGTCTCAGCAAGAGGGTCACTCCATCTAGTAATAACTCTCTGTTCAACCATTGTGGTTGTTCTACTAAGAACAACACCATCTCTTACATCAATAATTCTTCTTTGTTGATCGTTGAGAGTTCTATTATCTGTTAGGTTTTCAACTACAACATCAGCATTTCTCGTATTAATGATAGTTTCTTGAAGAGTTTCAAGAACACCAGACGATTCATAATTTCTCTCTACAGCAGTAGTAAGTGTTCCAGGAACAAGAGAGTTAACAGGAGATGATGTAAATCTTAAACTCTTATTACCAGCAGTAAATTGAGGATTCTCTGCATACTTTCCATCTGGAATAAAGAATGAACCAATTAATGTACCAACATTATCCGTTATCAGACGACTAGCAGTAATAGTTGCTTCAGCACCACTTGTTTGCCCTCTTATCTTCATCCCAGCACCACCAGCGATATAACCGTAGAAATCGCCTTGTGGTTGATTCTGTAAACTAAATGTATCTACATTTATAATTGTTGATGTAGACGTATATAATTCAGGGATACCTTGATTGTCGTCATATGGATTTGCAGTAAAGATATCAGATGGAGCATTATATGGTCCATACTTATGATTTGGAGTTGCAACTCTAAATCTTAAATCTCCACCAGAGTTACCAATAAATCCAGCACCATTACCCCAAACAGTTTCACCAACTTGGAATGTACCATTTGTCATGGTAATTTCTAGAAGTTTGGGGAAGACAAAACCAGATATATCTTCACCTTCGAAGAAACCAAACAATTGAGTTCTTGGTTTGCATCCTCGAATTACAAATTCAAGGTTACGAGCCCTCATATATGGAAGATTATCACGTTGAACTACACGATCACCTAAAGATTCGGAATCAATTCTCTCAACTACTCTAGTACCAAGTCCTGTTCTAGACTGTTCAGTTGTTGTAGTAGTTACATCAGAATCTACCTGAACTTGAACATTTGCTGCAGTAACAGCAACCATCCTTGTGTCCCATCTATCTGGTGATCCAAATCCACGGTTACCTGCTTCATCAACCATCCTAGGAACTTCATCTGCTACAACTCTCATCTCAGTTGTAGTTACCCTAGTAACATCAACACCAACCCAATCGGTCTGCCATGAATTCCATACTGTAGAAACTAGTCCTGTATTTTCATCAGCACCCATTTCTTCAATAGTATCTTCATAATCACCTTCAATATTAACAACTTGAGCATCAAGTCTTCTGGTATCAATCCAGACATCTGAAGATGGATTCAATTCCATACTTCCACGCCAGAATATTACAGCGAATGGTTGAACGTTCTCTGTTCTAGAAGCAAATGAGTTCTTAACAAATTCTGTTTCTGTATAATCAAGAGTAACTAAATCTCCTGTTCTACGGCAACCACTTCCAATCAAATCAGTAGCAAAACCATAGTCTTGAGAAGGATCTGCAGTTTGTCCAACACCAATAATAGCGTTAGTTCCTAAAAGTAAATCAACAGCAGTTGTATAGTGTGAAGGACGTAATTCGCCTTTATCTTTATCAAGAGAAGCATTAAAGTCTGGATCTAATTTACTAGAAGCATTAAATGACTTAAAGTTATCAACTAAGAATCCACACTTAAACCTATCCATTCCATCAGCATCTTTGATGGACATGTTCTTAGTATCACTTTCAAGCATAGAAAGTGCAGTATAATACTCAAGGTTTTTAACTCTCTGGTCAATCCTACCAATATCGGACATCCGATATCTCTTATATGACTTAGTAAGTGTCTTTACTTGTGCAGCTTCATATGTGTAAGGAGGAACTTGAATCGTTCCAACATCTAAAGCACCACTTACTGTCTCCGGAGGAACAGGTACATCATCAGGATTTCCTACCTGAATCTGGAAAGAACCATTAGTTGTTAAGAATATCCTATCAATTCTAGGAAGATAATAGTTATAGGTTAGATTTATAGTCTCATCATTCGAAAGAATGTTAGGTGGTGTTTGTCCAAGTCCTGTATATGTCCTTGAATCAAATTCAAATGGTGATATTGTTGCAGTTGCTGGATCGTAAGTTGATACCCTAGGACGAATATCAATATAATCAGTCAACCTATCAGTCATCCTTGAATCAAGATAATAGATATCATTATCAAATCTCTCACTACCATAACTGTCTATACTGAATATATCTCCTTCATCAGTCTCTGGGACAACATAGTGTTGATAAACAACCTTCAACTTAGTTGATGGTGCTGTCTCATCTCTTCTTCTTATGAGTCTACTATAATCATAGTAAGAAGCACGTTGTCCTGTATCTAATCTATACTTACTAAGAATTTCTCTATCACCAACAGTGAAAGCAGTTACAGTTGCTTGAAGTCCAGATGTTTGGAAAGTAGCTACATCACCAGGTTGGAATCTTGTACTGTTTCTGTATGTTAGTCCAATAGTACTAGCATTAGTTATTTCAGCGACAATAGCAACAGCACCATTTGTTGAAACTACTTCTTCACCAACAAGGATGTCTGATGTTGTTCCACTAGGTCCTGTTATTGAGGACATTGTAATGGATGGCAGATCAGGATCCGTCATATCATTGGATTCATAAACCCCAAGAACCCTGACAACATCAGGAACATTCAAACAAATCTCTTCATCCTCTACACGAGTACCATAGAGATTGCTGTATGTTAATCCATTTTGAAGACTCTGAGTAGAAGTTCCGGAACCTACTTTACTAGAATTAGTAACAATATTATTCCCTAAAGTCCAACGCTTCTCTTTAGAAGAAGGATTATTTTTCTTAAGAGTTACATCAACTCTAGTTTGACTATCAGCAGCAACAGAGAGATTTACGAACTTAAGGTTCTTCATCCCACCACTGAACTGTATCTGATCCGCAGTTAATGCTTCACGTCTACCATCACCATAGGTAATCATATACCTTTGTGGTGTAAATGGTTCATAAGTGAACTCAGCACCTATATTAAATTGTCCAATAGCAATTTCATTACCTGCTACAGTTATGTTCCTAAACTGTTTCTCAATAATAAGATAAGAATTAAGTATATCAATATCGCTAACATTGTTGTTCGGTATCTTAGTGATAAAGGAATTATTATTCTTAATCCTATTCTTAAGAGAACGAAGACCTAATCCCTGTGTGTTTACCTCTGCAACTGGAAGAGCACCATCAGCAACTCCAACAACATTTATTGCAGCAACAACTGTAAGATTGGTACCATCATCAGAAACAGCACTAACTCTATTGAAAGTTTCAGTACTTAATCCAGAAGCAGAATAACCAATATAATTACCAACAGTTACAATACCAGCAAAATTATTTCCAGGACTTGTTACAGTCGAAATTCCCTGATTTGCAGCAGTAACAACAAATGTTGGATTATTACCAACAAAGCTATTTGCAATTGGAGTAGTAACTTTTGTTAAATTAAAGTCAGCATTAAATGTTTGTCCAACACCAGGATTTGAATAAACAGAGAATACATCATTCAAACCATAATCTCTAACAGTTTTAACAATAGGACCTACATCAATACCGTTAACTTTAAATGACTCATCTCTTACAAAATTACCAGTATTACAATAAACAGTTAACTCATCACCATTAGCCACTGCGCTTGTTAGATACCCCTCAGCGCCACTAGAATCGCCTGTAATACGAGCGGGTAGGGAAATGGTAATATTTGTACTTATTCCTATTTTTGTATATGTTTGGATATCAAATAGACGCAAATCCCACTGGTTAGCATCTTGCTTATCCCAACTCAAATTAACTGATTCTGCTGAGAAATTATATACCTTCGCTTTACCAATTTCTGAACCACTAGCAGCATCTACTACTCCACCAATTCTTTGATCTCTCAAAGAGACAAAAGAAGTAGTTCCTAAACCAACATTAGGAGTACCAAATACCCTGTTTACAACAAACTGAGATCCTGTATTATAATCTAATCCAATATCTTTTACTTCTTTTGTAGTCCTTGCTTTAGGAACATCTAGATTAGTATTACTAATCGTCTCGATATCATATCCACGAACATAGGCTTTACCAGGACTAATCTGGTATACCATTAAATCTGCGGAAGGAGTATTACCATCTGCTGTTGTCTGTCCAGACAGATAAAGTCCTTTATTACCTTTTCTATTGTTTAAAGACTCTTTAACCTTAAGTCTAAATGGTTTTACATAATAATTACCAGATTCATCAAATGTTCTCTTAGCAAGAGCATCTCTAATTAAAGAATATTGTGAATCATCCTGGAAAAACTGCTTTTGGCCATCAACCAAACGCATAATCTCAACAAAATTCTCATCATTAAGTTCATCAACCTCTTTCTTTGCTAAAATAGCAGAGATTTTAAGTCTATCGGCACCAGGAGCAGCATAATTACTGAATCCTTGAGCATTATCATAAAGAGATTCATCAGCACCAGCAGTGATTACTTCTTCAACAACACTTAATCCAACTCTATAAGAAGGAGAATTTGTGTATTGATCAAGAATAAGAGTCTGTTTTGCAACTCTTACAAAGTTCCCTCTAAGGAAATAGACACCTTCTGTAATCTGTACGGCACTTCCTGTAGAAGTAGCACTTGTAGGAATAGTATTAGCAAATCCCTCATCCACAGATATAACAGTATTTGCATAGGTAAATGCAGATAAAGTTAAAAGAGTCTCTCCATCTTGGAATGTTTGTCCACTAAAAGTAGTAGATGACTTCTCATACTGAAGATAGAACGTTAAATTACCATTATCTGATTCACTTTCTTCAATATAATCAACAATCTTTGCAGTAACTCCAGAAGTATCTCCCTTAATCCTCTTACCAATTAACTTTTCAGCATAAAAAGATACTGGAATACCAAAATACGCCGCTTCAACCTCAACAGCATAATACGAATCCTGATATGAAAGTTGTCCAGGGATTACTTTAGAACCCTCCCTAAACATATGATCTCCAAACTGTTCTACCTGGTTTTGGAGAATAGATTGTAAAGTTGTTAGTTCTCTTGCCTGAACAGGATATCCAGGTTTAAATAACACCCGATGAAAATCATTGGACGCACTAAAGTCATCAAAATAAGGACTAACGTTTAGATTCGTTTGTTGTGGCATCGATTTAGAACTCTACAATGATTTTGATGTCTTCTTTCTGATTAGTGGATCTAGTGATAGATGCCCTATTATCAACGTAAATAATCTCTCCAGAGTATTTTTTAACTTCTGGTGGCGCAACACCTTCAGTAAATGCCTGACCAAGATTATATGTCTTACTATTTATTACAGTGGTTATACCGCTGTAGTCTAGATCAATTTGTAAATCAACCGAACCACCACTAATAATAGTAGTTCCTCCAGTTGCTACAGTAGAAGAAAAGTCATATAATTCAAATCCATAATCAGGATTTGTTTTTGCTATACCAGCAGTAGTAAATCCAGCAAGAGCACTAGACTGCCAATACTTCAAGACTCTTGTATTAGCATCCCAAGAAACAACTTGTCCAACAGCAGTTGAACCAACACCAACAGTCTGACGAACTCTAGAATCTGTAGTAAATGTTGCTGCAGTTACACCAGCACCAGTCAATCTAAGAGCATAAACTCCACTAGCTTGAGTAGTAGTAATTACAGTAGAAGAAGAAGTCTCTTCTGGATTCTTAATAAGTCCAACCCTTGCAAACTGGTTACCAGTTACAAAGTCTGGGTTTGAATCATCATTCTCAATACGAGAATAAATTAAAACTCTTGTTGCGCCTAACTCACGATAAACATCAGCACCATGTCCACCTTGAGGAGGAATAATAACAACAAATGTAGCATCAGTACTACCAGAAGTGTTAGTAACACCTCCTGTTGCTAAATCAACAGTACCATATGTGTAATTATCACCACCCTGTGTAATACTTACAGATTCAATAGAACCTGATGCATTAACAGTTACAGAGCATCTTCCACCGGTTCCATTTCCATTAATAGGAACATTAGTATATGTGGCAGCATTACCATAACCAGCACCTCTATTATTAATAATAACGTTCTTTAACTGGTTACCAGCAAGAGCAGCATTACCTCTTACAGAAGTGATGTTTGCATCAGTTGTTGTTTCCCAATCATCAGGAACTGGGATGAAATTAGTTGATTCAAACTTAACAAGATCTCCTGGATTAATAGTATAGAGATACTTCCAAAGATAACCATCACCACTAGTACCAGCAGCTTTTGGTTCCAAATCTGTGTGAAGAGGTTCGTCAAGAGAAGGTTTACCTAGTAAGTTATCTGGGTCGTAACCATTAGCAATACAGATATAAACTCTGTAATCACTATTCATTACATAATAGTTCGCACCATATAAGTTAGATGAACCAGTCTGTCCAGCAGTATTGTTTCTACTATAATCGTGCCTATAATAATCGTAAGTTGTACCAGAAGTCCAACTAAGTTTTCTTATAACCTTTTTTACATCACCAGCATTAACTTTTTTCAATGCAATCATAGTATCCCAATACCTATCTTCCTCTAAAAAGGAATCAATAGGATCAGGTACATTAGAATCCCAATCTGATTGTACATCAGATGCATTGGGTAAATTAATGAAACTATAATAACTGTTAGTAGTAGTCTTAATGCCTGCTGCAAAATTGGCGGCATTCAAGACCCTTAATTGATCTGTTATAATCGCAGACATTTAATTAGTTAGACTTTTTTTCTTTATTTAGTAAGAACGTTTAATGTTTTTAATTCTGCGTACCACAGGTGCTGTAGAAAGCCCCGTAATACCATCATTTGTTACTACATTAAACACACCAGGATTACTATCTCTGGTTACTCCAGTTAATTTACCAAAACTATATCTTCCAAAGAAGGTATTAATTCCAGCCTCAACACTTTCGGTAGAAGAGACACTAACTGTGACTCTTTGAACTCCAGTTGTACCAATACCAAGAACAACACTTTCACCATACTCAACTGCTTGACAGCGATATATGTTATCCATAAACACTGTACCAGTACCTACAACACTAGTTCCTTCAGAATCTTCATAAGAAGTGGAACCAGTACCAGTATTGGTATCGTGAACATAGAAGAAGTCACCTGCCTCAATCTGTGTAAGAGATACAGCAGTTCCAACTCTTTGAGCAACCCTCATAAGAGGATCCACAAACATATCAAATACAAGTCCAGTAACCGCAACACCAATAACTGTTGTAGCGGCAACACCAGATATAATACCAAAATCACCCGTCATTACAGGAGTACCAAGAGTATCAGCAAATCCTGTTGGTTGTCCTAAAAGAACCAAAGGAACAGATGTATTAGTGTATCCAACACCAGCGTTATCTACAGTCAATGCATTAACTACTCCCCCAGCACTTATAGTTGCTGTTGCAGTTGCAAGTGTACTTACACCAAAGTAAGTACTAATAGAAACTGTAGGTGCAACAGTATATCCCATTCCTGAACTTGTTAAATCTAGACTGATGGTTCCAGTATCTGAAACAATAGCAGTAGCAGCAGCAGAAATCTTAGGAGTATCTTCATCAACAATAACCAAGTTCAAATCAGCACCAGCATATGCTTCCTGCTTATCGTCAAATAATGGACGAACACTTTGAACAAATAGAGTAGTTGAACCAATACCAACATTCTGAATAATACGTGTTGTTGGAGTAATAGAAGATTCATTAATAATTCTTCCTTTACCAACATATACACCATCAACCACAATATCATCTTTCTGCTTAGTCCATGACATAGAACGTTCAAGTGCAGTATCAGTTGTAATTCCAGGTCCAAAGTATTGAATAGTTTTAAATGTATCAGATGTCTGAATACCACTAACAATACGTTGAGTTTGATCTAACCCAAATGTTACAGATTTAGTTGCATCATCACGCAATTTAACTTTATCACCCTTCTTAATAGTTTCTATAGTGTCAACGAATACGGAGTCAGTTATAGAACCCTTGAAGTAGTATATCTTCAGTGTATCACCTGCTTTAGGTGCTTCGAAGAAGTCAATAACACTACCACCCTTGAATTCGAAGGAAACGCCAGGATCTTGTAAAATATCATTAATAAAGATAATCAAGTTATCTTGAATTCTGATTGGAGAACCTTTAGCAGAACGAAGTGAAACAATAACACCTGCTTTAGTAATGGTAAATGATTTTTTAACCCCATCAAAGAATGGACTGAAATTATCTAAAACTTCTAGTTGTCCAAATGTCCAACCAGTAAATTTATCATCATGAACAGATTCAACAATAATACGGAAATCCTTGAAGTTTGTAGGAGTTCCAGTTGTTGGAATACCAGTAAATGATGCTGTATTCGCAGGAACAGTTAATACATCACCAATAGCATAATTACGTCCAGTATTATTAATAATAAACTCAGTTACACTATTACCTAATCCAACTGTAACATCAACCGTTGCATTGACTCCACTTGTGGTAGAACCACCTGCAGCAACTAAAGGAATGTTTTCATATCCTGTAGGAGCGTCAATAAAGACTTTAGGTGGATTAGCAAAGGTAAATCCAGTACCAGGAGAGGTTACATTAATACTTGTAATATATCCAGCATCAACAATTGCAGTACCAATAGCAGTTCTATTTGGATATCCAGTAGGTCCAGAAGTTCCAACTCCTACGTATACTGTCTGAATACCGATTCTATAACCACTACCACTGTTTCCAATAGATATGGAAGCAACAGTTCCTGTATCAGATATAACAGCAGTACCACCAGCAGAAACTAATGGTTGATACCCCATTCCTTCTGAAGAACCAACATTAACAAGAACACCACCTCTAGGTAAATCTCCTACATTCAAATCTGCTGTTACAGAAGAACCAGTACCAGTAAATGATATTTCAGTAGTTGTAGAACCTTCTGCAAGACTATAATCAACACCTGGACCTTGGAATATCTCATTCAGAAGGATTATACCATTATTAGTAGAGAATCCAACAACATTAGACTCATCTTGAGTCATAGTGAATGTTTTAGCAATACCAGTGAAATCCTTAGAAAGTGAATCGAACAAATAGTTGTCCTCATAAGCAACAATGTCATCAGATTCTGCTGTTCTAATAAAGACTCTTCCTTGGAAAGTAGAACGAGTAGTTAATCCACTATAACCTTCTGCACCATAAGGAGGTTCAACAAAGTTAAGTGAATTATCAAGGATAGTATAATTTCCTTCATACTTAGTAATAACAGCAGGACTTGCTGATGTTCCAGTATGAACACCACCAGCACTTCCTAACCATGCTCTATCAACAAGAAGTTGATTTGCAACTCCACCATATCCAGTTGATTTAACTCTCATGAATTCATCATCAATCTTAATTAAATCACCACCAATCATAGAACCAATGCCTGTAATACGAGCATTGACCTGGGAAGCATTCATAGTGCTAACCAATCCAACAGTAACACCGGTGGATACAATAGGTGATTGAATATTATTATCAAGAGCAATTAATACCTTAGTGTTCTGCTTATGGGATGTAATTGAATGTGAATTACCTGTTCCAACTGTACTAAATCCAAGAATTACTGGAGGGTTAGCAAGAGCATCAGATGCTGTAGGTGATAACCTAATTAAATCTTCACTTAGTTTTACAGCATACACATCAGTACCAATTGTTCCGCCAGCAGTTCCTATACCAGTACCATCATATGCATATGTAAGTTTCTCACCAGTAATTAAGAAATGATCTGCAAGTTGAATGGTATTTGCGTTAATATCAACGACTGTAGTATCTTCCTCAGCATCCCAAACCTTTCTAAAGATGGGGCGATTTCTATGTGTGAGATTAAAATTACGTTTAACAACAGCAAGAGTACCAGTGTAAGTGCCCTCGCCATTACGTAATTGTCCAACCGAATCACCATCTCCAATACCTATAGTGTTGATACCAACTAAAGTCCTTTGATTCTCTACAGCCTGTCCAAATACTCTAACCTTCGTAGCAATATTTGCGTTAGGAGTGTAATACAGTCCAAATGTAGAACCAGAGAATCCAGCACCAACTGTACCTAATCCAACGTCCTGCATATTATTACCATCATCATATGATAGGACTTCTCCATATAATGTCTCATAAGTTTGAGCAATAATACCATCACTTGCCTGCATTACAAGAACTTCTTGTATTGCCATCTTACTATTTGTAGTATCCTCTATAGAAACAAAGAAATAAGCACTTTCATACTCACTAGTCTGGAATCCACAAATCTTATTCTCTCCAGGAGTTGCAGAAGAAGAAATCGTTGTATAGAATGACTCCATCATTGATTCTACCATCGTGGTAGTACCAACTCCAGTAGCAGTCTTATTAAACTGATAATCAACTACCTTAACAGCACAATTGGTATTAATTCCTGCATTTGGATAGAAATTGAGATTAGTCTGTCCTGCAGTTTGAACACCGAACGTTCCAATGAAACCACCGGTGGATAAAGTACCATAATCTATAAACCCTGTAGCAGCATCAGTTGCACCAGGTACAATATTAACTTCTGTTAACTGATGGGTATTAATTCCAGCAGTTGTCTGCATGACCTCAACAATTACTTTATTACCAGCGGAATTGGTCGGATTAATACCAAGAATAGTAGTTCCAGCACCAATTGCAGTAGTTGTCGTAAATCCAGAAACTGTAACTAAATCACCTATAGTTGTTGATCCAGTACCAGTAGTAGCACCTGTTTGTATTCCAGGCATTCTGTTAAAGTCAACAGAGATGAAATCTATAACATAATTGTTTAATTCATACTTAGTTGGGTGGAAATTAACGTTTGCGTATGCACCACTAAAGACATAATCAAAGGAACCCAAGAACCCTTGAGTATCAACACTATACTGGTTCATATATGCATAAGTACCATCCTGAACAACATTAAAGAATCCACACTGATTCTCACCAACATAACGAGTGTCTCTTACGTTATAGAAGTATCTGTGACTTGTAAAGGATTCTTTATTAATAAAATCAAACTTCTCAAATGGGTCAGTTCTAGGCTTACTATCAAATAAGTTACCAACATCATCAATTGAAAGAACCCTATTAGTTCTTGCTTCTTCATAATCAGTAAGAACCCTGTTCTCAAGAACAATTTCCTTAGATACTGTTGTTTGATTAACAGTGCTTATACCAGCAACCTCAACAGTTAATTCTGTCGCATTATCAAAATCTAGTCTAGTATCAACATCAGATACAGAAACTAAATCAACTTTAACTGATACTTCCTGTCCAGAAGCAGCATTTGCAGCAGCAGCACCGATACCAGCATTAGGGAATCCTGTCCCACCATTTCCATAAACACCAGCACCCTGTTCATCAGCATCATTAGGTCTACCATCAAAAGATTCAAGTTCCATATCAGAGAACTTCTTAAATCCACTAGTATGTGTAATCTCACCAACTACATCTTTCCAACTAGCATATTGAACTGGTGATTTAATTGAATATGCAAATGCCTGATAATAGTTATTATCATGAAGTCTCTGCCTTGAATCATTTAAAAATCCAGTAACTTGTTGGAATCCTTTCTTCTGTTCTACAAGAGGCCCTACATCAAAAGTAGAATCAAATCTTTCAATTGTTTGAATAAATCCAACTTGATTAGAAGATGAACCTTCAATTTGCTTATTAGGTTCAAATACATCACTAGTAGATACTCTTAAAGTGTTATTATTTCTATTCCACCCAACTACGGTACCAGTCTTAGTACCAGTAAGTGTTTCTTGAGTAATTTTCTCTTTAATACTAAAATCACCCTTTTTAGTAACAGGAACAAATCCAGGGAAATGTTTTTCTGGTATTATTCGTCCGGCAGATGCATCTGGACTGTATTCACCAGGATTGTCATTTTCTAATACAAATGTAACTTTAGGATTAGCACCACCAATATTTGGAGTAATTGAATTTAAAGTAAAGAGGTTATAATCATATTCACTAGAATTATATCCAAATCCAGTAGTAGCAATACCAACACCTTCAACTAAAACCTTATCACCAATAGCAAATGGGAATTCTTGTCCTGTAGAGAAATCAGTGTCAAGAGTAAGTTCAACAGTTGCATTTGAAGTAGTAAAACCAACTGTTTCAATACCAACTCCATTAGAGTTATGAATAGGTATTATAGTGGGATAAGAATCTTGAAGTCTCTTAGTATTTTCAACAATAATAACACTAGAAACACCAACTGAACCACCAACTTCAGTTTTAATCTCACATTCACTTAATATTAACCCACTAACTCTGTCCTTAACAACCAATTTTGGTGGAGTAGAATAATTACTACCACCAGAACTTAAACCGATATGATCTAAAGTTCTAAACCTATCAATCTTAAAGAGACTAGGTAATGCACCAGTTGGACGTAATGTCTTATCATATGGGAATTCATAACCTGGGTTAATAATATGAGTCGTCTTAACTTGTCCGATAGACTTACTTTCAACTCTTAGAAGAGCACCATTTCCATAAGTTGTAGTAGCAGTACCAACATACTTTCTACTAATTGTAGAAATACCAGGAATACTCTTATACCCATATCCTTGATTGGTTATTTTAATATCCGCTATTGGACCTAGAGCACTAGGAGAATTTGTCGTATATGACATTTTAGATGTCACATCTGTATAGGTAGTACTTTCTGGCTTATCAGGTACATTATATGTAAAAGTAGTACCGCCAATTGCAGAAAGTTTAAAGTTTCCGTTATATGAAGAATCAGATAGTTTAATTGTACTATAATTCTTAACAGTCTTATCTGTTAAGACTTCAGATTGAACTGTAGTAATTCTATCTGGATTAACAGGTTTTAAACTATAATAAAGTAATTCTGGTGTTCTTACATTTGTTTGTAAAAAGACTTTACTACCACTTATACCTACGCTGCCTTCAGTAGTAACATCAAATTGATCCGGTGTTGCTGTCAGATACTTATGCTTGAAATCCTTATCTTTATAGAAATCAACAGCGAATGCTGAATATGTTGTTCCACCAGAAACATTGGATAGTGAACTATCAGCAACGTTGAATTCTAATTTTTGCCCTCTAGTTATATTAAGTAAAGGATTAACTGGAAGTAGTGAATGTGTTACTGCACCACCAGTGGATGCTAGAGATACATTAACTGGATATTGAATAGTCGCATTATAATAATTAGACGCTAATTTAATTTTATCATTAGTATCTTTAATAATATAGTAACTATTATTAGCAGTTAAACCAGATACTACACTAGTTGATTCGTATATAACTTGATCACCTGTATTCAATCCATGATTTGTGATTGAAAGGGTGTCATTCGTTATACTGACATCCCCCTGTAGGAAAGTTGACAATCCTACAGTAACCTTTCTATTATAATCATTAAACTTAACTGTATAGGATGATGTAATACCAGGCATTACATTTAAGAATACAGTATCACCAACTCCTAATCCGTGAGCAGTTGTTGCAGTCGCAGTAACAACTACTTTCTCTAAGATACCAGTAAGTTGTGTATCTGTAGTAGTTAATGTATGAGTTACACCTGTTCCAACAGAATGTAAATAAAGTTGCTCTGCTACGGTAGCGCCAGTACCAACAAATATACCAGTAGAACCCATTCCAACTGGCATTGATGTCACTCCAACCAAATCTCTTCCAAGATTTAATGCAAAAACTTCACTAGGTAAACTAAAATTATTAATACCTTCGGTAGATACAGAAACTGCTGTTCCACCACCAGAAGAATAAGTTAATTTTTGTCCAGTAGTAAACTTATGTTCTGGTAAATAAATCGATCGTGTAGGAATAGCAAGAGAAGTTCCAACTCCAACTGCTGAACCAGGAGCATCAACATATATCGTACTGTTAATACCAACCCCAGAAGTAGTTCCAAGTCCAACTACTTCTCTAGGATTGAAATAGATGCTTCTTTGTAATTTGATTTCTTTATCTGTGTTTATGCCAACATTTATTGTAAGTCCCCGTGGTTTCTCTTCAATAATAGAACCAATAGTATGAGCAGTACCTACTGTTCCACCATATTCTCTTATAACTCTAACTCTAGAATTGAACGAATCAACATTAACAACATAAAGTTGTTCTGTCGAAATACCAATAACATCATCTGGTTGAAGGATATTTACATCACCATTAATTGAAACAAACGTAACAATACCAGTTGCAGCAGTATTTCCAATAGCAGTTGCTACCTTAAACTTTGATGTTGTTACTCCAATATTATAAACTCCATCTATATTAACAATAGACTGTGAAGATATACCAGAAACACTGACAAAATCGCCGTTTTTGAAGTTATGTGGTTGAACAGTTTTAGCAAGAATCGATTTTTTGTCATTCAATACCTGAAAAGTAACATTATCCTTTCTAGTTGTAGATGAAGTAAGTTTGATAATGTCCTTACCACCTATCTTCGTTACTTTTGAAGATGCGTTAATTCCACCAGTTTCAGTATTATCAAATTCTACTCTATCGTTAACTTTATACTCATGTCCACCATTCTCGATGAAAACTGATTCTATAACTCCAGGTGAAGCATAAACAACCGTTGCAAAATCATCAATACTCTTATCCGGACGTGCAACATACTCATAATCACTCTCTGCAAAGGAGAGTTTATATGGATAGATATTTCTCACATATCCACCATCTTCAAAATTAATCTTATCAGTAATTGAATCTGGACTAAAATTAAACTTATCTGGTTTAGACTTAAATGATTCTCCAATTACATATGGGAATACTGGAGTAAAATACTTATCAAATGTGGCATCTTGCTGAGAAGAACTATCAATAGTCGCAAAATATGCATAAGTTCCTTCTGGATAATCTGGTGTCTTACAAAAACGTCCATTATATTTGTCTAAATCACCTTTATTAGTAAATGTGTAGTCATTGGTAAATGAACCCAATGGCCAATCACCAACAGTAGGACCAAGTTGTCTAGTAGCACTAAGTTCGTATCCAGGAATCATTCTCCGGATAACACCACCATTTACTCTATCAAATCCATATGGACCGTAAATTGGGTTACCATCATAGGCAAATCCAAGAATTGGTGAATGGTTATCTGATACTTCTTCAGCATTTTCATATTCTAAGTCATAAGTACCATAATCTTTCTTACCATTCAACTTCAAGGATGGAAGCATCTCTCTTAGTTTCCTAGGAGCATAAAGGTGAGTAAACTGTGAACCATAGTCCCCAGTGCTATTCTCCATAAATCCATCATCAAGTTTAATCAAAGTACGATAACGATTTACATTATCAATCTCCCATCTCTTAACTTTAGGATCAACAACAGGAGGTATACCACCAGCATCTACAGCAGTCTCTACAGAGAGGAAAGATCTATCAGTAACAAATCCAACACCACCACTAACAACGTTCACAGAGGTGATTACACCACCCTCTATGACTGGTGTGAGAGATGCATATGTACCAATACCAGACGTAATAATTTCTGGAGGTGAATTATATCCAGAACCACCTCTAGTAACAATAACTTGCTCAATTGCACCATTCCGTACAACTGGACGAAGTTCAGCACCAGAGCCAGCAATTAAATCAATATTTGGAGTTCTATTATAATTAATAATCCCAGCATTACCATATCCACTTCCTTTTTGTGTTAAATCAATAGATGTTACTTCTCCCCTAACAACTGGAATCATAGTTGCATGATAATCACCTAAGGAAGAAGAAATTCCAAGTTCTCCACTAATAGAAACCGAAATTGATTGATAATTGAATATATGAGTTCCTACACCAACATTGATTAATTCAACATATATACCATTATCATAATCAGACGTAAGAGTACCACCAACGCCAGCTTGAGCAACTCTAAAATTATTATTGTTAATAACAAGTGCTTTATACTGCGCGGTATCCGCTAAACCACCAATTGCAGTACCAGTAGTCGAATATGTTAAAATTTCGCCATCTTTATAACCATGATTCTTAATATTGATTGAATTATTAAACGTACTGATTCCTGTAGTAGTAACAATACGTTTTTTATATTCATAACCACTTCCTGGATTGGTTATAAAGATTTTATCAACAACATTCTTCTTTTTAACACTTTCAAACTTTTGAGTACCAGATCCTTTATCAGAAAGGTCTACAGTATTGATTCCAGCAATAGCATCATCAAAATGAGAGTGTAATTGAATATTTGTATTATCAACAAGTCCTACAAAGTAAATTGCACCATCACCTAACCCTGTTGTACCTGTTCCAACTGCGGTGCCATTATTCTGACGATAGAATACTCTTTCGCCATTATTAAAGAGGTGATAGGTTGTAAACCCAACAGTATTATTAGATGTATTAATACCAACAGAAACGTCAAGGGTAGGAGCATGAACACCCTGCCTCATTTTTGCTTCTGCAGTTGCTCCACTACCATTACCACCATTGATATTAATTTGTGGTTGTTCTAAGTAATTAAAACCTGCATATGTTACATCAATTCTTTCAAATGCACCATTTACATTAACATGTCCAGTCGCACCAATACCAGCAGCATCAGTAATAAGCAATTCTGGTGGATTAATAACATCATGCCCACTTCCACCTTGCAAAACTAATATCTCATCTAATTCTCCATAGTAAAGTCCATCTCTTGACTTATAATTAGCAAGTTCAACACCATTAACAAACATACCTGTTTTTTCACCAGGTATTGTAGTAAATTCTTCCCCAGAAGAATCAAATACAGGTTCACTAAACCTCCTTACCAATCTTTGAGAATCAATTGCCTTATCTTGTAATCTACTAGCAAATTGATGCGTTGTAATACCTGCAGAATTACCTGCGATGGTAATAAATTTACCAGATTCAATATTTGAACGAGAATATGCTAATTTAAAGGATTGGTCATCAATCTTCTTAGCAAAATAAGAACCTTCTGATAAAGGGTCAAGTGTAAGTGAAGTTGTAGATGTTGCAACAACACCATCTACTAAAGTAGAGGTTTCAACTGTTCCTGGAACGTAATAAACTTCATCACCTGTTTTAAAATCATGACTTCTATTGGTTGATATAGTCTCACCGGAGAAAGTCGCAGCAATTTTAATATCAATACCTCTTAAGTCAGCATTTAACTGCTGATTAGCATAAAATGGAATAGAAGCAGATGTTATATAAGTTTGATGCTCTGGAGTACCTTCAATAACATCATGAGGTGCTGCTGTATGCTTCGGACCCACCATCTTCATACCATTGTAAGTATGATATGGACCAGCATAAGGAACACCACTAACAATTCCAACTACATTTAAGTCATATGCATTAGAAACGTTAGAACTAAATGTATAGTCTGGTTGTTTAACTGCAGGAAGTACTTCTGCTCTAATAAGTTCCCTTCTTGCTTTAAATTGTGCTGATAAATCAATAAATCCCAATCCACTAAGAATAGCGATTTTATTAGAAGGTACATCAACTACAGTACCTTGTGTTTCAGCAGAATTTGTTTGATTAACAAGTGCCACTGGATCACCTAGGAATAATAAGTGAACTTCTGGACATGTAATCTTAATGTTACCATTACCAATATCTTCAACTGTTTCTATATTAAAGATATTGGTAACATTATAAACCCACTCTGTAAATGTCTTCTCAGTATCTTTTAACGCTCCAAGATTTTGTACATCAATCGCATCACCAGCAACCATCTGATTGGTTGGACCAGGTAACATGAAATCAGTAACTACACCAGTAATCCTAAGAAGAATTTTATTTCCATCAGGATCATATGCATAAACAGAAGAACTTAATCTAACTAAAGCATTCCTAGGTATATCAACTGTATTATCAGATAAACCTAAGAACTGTGTGGTAGTTTTGCTAGTATATGTAATTGTCCTATCAACACCGTCTACAACGACTTCTAAGGTGCCTGAAGCAGGGAATCCGATAGTAGAGTCAACATAGATTGTATTAACACTAGCAACTTCATTACTTACTGTTCTAGTAGTAGGAGTAATGCTAAACTTACCGTAAATAGAACCTACTTCACTAATATCTTTATTAGCACCAGCATCAAGTCCTATTTGATAATAAGTATTACCATCTCTTTCATATTCAATAATATTATCAATTGAACCATAAGAATAATTAAGTACACCTTCAACTGCGTCTTGATATAATGTTTGTCCCTTTAAAGTTCTAGGGTCATAAGCCTCATCTAATGCAACAACTACTAAATCTTCATTAATTCTATAATCAGCATCTGAAGGTTTAATCGTTTGTTCAAATGGTTTTACAACTACTGCCTTAGAACCATAGAGAGCACGGAACAAAATCTCAAAAGAATCATCAGTACCTTTTGTTACATAGAGATCTTTTGCTTGCTTAGAAAATAATGCCTGGTTAAGTCCAGAAACAAAACTCCTATCCTCTAATCCAGGAACATAAAGTCCTTTATACTTCTTAAAGAACTCAGCAAGGAAAAGATTACTTAAATTATGTACTTCAGCATCATCACTATGGTCAGCAGATGTTGAACTACTAAATGTTAGTCTATCTTCTTCCCCAGAAGCAAAGAGAGATGTAATCGCACTAAATGCACGTTTACAATCAAAAAACTGCCTCTTATCTTTACTTGTATAAGTTATTATCTCATTATCAATTTTTAAATATCCATATCTATCAGGAAATCCTACAGTAGAATTAACTGCTATAGTTTTATCAAAAGCAGTAATAGCACCATCCAGATTAGTAGAAGATACGAGATTTTTTTGAAGATATGAATCGTTCTTAATATATTGATCTAAATTTTCAGCAAGATCAATTGGACCTCCCTGAAATTCTTGTGATTTATAATACTGCTCTAAAAATTCCCCAAACAATGGAGATTCACTTCTAATCTGCTCCGGAATCTGTTGTGATACAACAGAGTAGGTCTTTGCTCTTGTTTCTATCATTAGTAGGAGTATCCGCCGCTGACTGAATTAGCTGTAACTTCTTGTGAGTTGAATGTTGTAGAGGTTGTATAAGTGGTTGCATACGATGTATCAACCTCTTGTACATTAGTAGCTTCTGTACCACTAACCGTTGAATACTGTGGGGCTCCCCTCACTAGAGGCGATTCACGATCGTCTCTTCCATTAGGGAAACTAGAACTAACAATATAATTGGAACCAGAAATGTCTGCTCCTGATGAAATAGTGTCAGACACCATAGTAACTAGACTGTTATTATTATCTAGTTGCAAATAAAGATCCTGTAATCCAATAACATCATAAGACTTAGGAGTACCACTAATTTGAACAATTGGTTGGTCTGTACTAAGAATTGTAGAATTAATAATTAACGCATTAATTAAAATCTCACCACGTGTATATTCAATAGAACCAATGTTATTTTTAACAATGGCAACTTGATTAGAAGCGAGAAGTTTGAATAATATCAATCTTCCAGTTTTTCTATCAGCATTAGGTATATCAGAAAGATAAACCGTACCACTTACACCACTAACAGAGAATCCAGATGATTTAATATTAAACCCATTTAAAGAGTTAACATTAAAGGCATTACCAAAACATAACTCATAGGTTGCTAAGTCTGCTAATGCAGGCCTCATATCCCTCCTCATCGTCACTCTAGTAATGTTAGAAGTGATAGATGATTCAGTTTGATCAATTAAACGCATTGCCTTAGAGAACTTAAATCGCGCTCCAAAGGTGTTTAACTCACTTGACTTGGAATATGTATTCAAAGTGTTATTAATCGCCGTTTTAAGGGCATCTACGCTATTAACAGCGTTAGCATTATAATATGCACTAGTATCCAACTCAATATACAGATACTTAAGATCTATAATGTTTGGAAGGATTCCAGCAACTGTATATCTCTTCAATTTATTCTTAAGTTCAATTTTTTCAATATTTGACAAATATTTACCGTTTTTGGGTTTTATGCTAATAAAAACTTTTCCGAATTGTGGAGGACTCGTATCTTCACCTCCATAAACAGAAACTGATTCAGTATTAGAGTAAATTTTAGTTACAATTGCTTTATAGTCATCTGCAGTCACCGCACGATTCTGAGCAGAGTAAACTAAAGGCGCATATTTCTTAATTGACGAAACTGACTCAATATCATCACCATTTTCAGCTGAATTGATGGTTGTTACATCAGAAATGCCGTTTGTAACAGTAGCACCGGAATTATCTTCGACATTTCCAGTAAATGTAAATGAATTTACGCCATTTGCGTCTTTTCCATTCGTTGCTATGTAACTTACCTTGATAAAATTGGAATCTTCAAGTTTTTTACCAAATTTACCATCTCCAAAGATGATTTCATACTTCTCATCAGCAACTTCTTGCAAAAGGAACACTAATGAGGTGTTTGTAACGTCAACAATGTTATTAGTTAACTTATAAACCGTCTTCAGGTTAGTTGCACTACTATTTGGTGATACAGTTGCTCTAATTGTCGATGTATCAATACCTTCATTAGGTAAAATGAACCTTTCTATAGGAATTCCGTCACCAGTCTCTCTATATGTGAAAGTTTTAGTTAAATATGAACCTTCAAAGATATCAATGTTAGTAAATTCTGCAATATTATCTACAACAGGGACAGTTATGTCGTTCATCACGGCAAAACTGTAATTATTTGAGTTATAAGTGTTAGAAACTGCTACAACACCTGCTTTTAAAGTCAAAGTTAGAGGTTGAACACCATATGATGATGTATCAACGTAAAAACTTATGATTGATTTTGCTGATCTCTTACTTCTTGGGGTATATCCTACGTTTCTAGCTAAAGCAGAGACATTTTCTCTTAAAGTTGCACTATCAATGAACACCTCATTAGCAACCATGTTACTATTGTAGGCAGTAATGTAAGAATTATATGCTAAAGTGTCGATTAGAACCGACATATTCGATCCTTCGAAGTCAAAATCGGTAAAATTAGAATTCGCCCTCAGATAATCTTTAATCTGAGTCTTAATATCCTCAAAATCGAGGTTTGTAAACTGTGTAAGAGGCATTTATCTGAATGATTCTAATACAAAACTAAATTGTTGCTCTGGAACATCAATTCCCACAACTTCATATACTATTAATACGTCATATGTGTGAGCATCATAATAAGGAGTGACTTCAACATCGACTAAATTCACTCTAGGTTCAAAATTATCAATAGTAGTACGAATTTCATCTGCAATAATAGATGCTGAACCTGCATCCATTAGTTCAAAAAGACTTTCTCCTATTCTAGATCCTAGAATAGGGTTAAAAGGACGCTCTTGTAAGTGTGTTAGTACTAAATTCTTCACAGCACGTGTTATCGCACTCTCATTTTTGAGAGGAATCACGTCTCTAGTAATAGGATGAGGCCTAAAAGACAATGAAATGTCTTTAAAACCACGTGATACGCGCTGGACCGGCATTTAACCTAAGTATTTTTATTATTTAGCGCGATTATTTGGATTCCACAACTCACCATCAACACAATAGTCTAAACTATCATTTTCTTCAGCATCAAAAAGGTCATTTTCAGCTAAATTGCGGTTAAGAATCTTCTTTTTGGGTGTTAAATCGTCTTCCCAAATCTCCCTAAGTAGTTTTTCAGTCATTTTAGTTACTATTCCAGCGTGGGCCGGTTGATTCTGCAGTACTATTTACATTTCTATACTCGCAATCAACTAATTTACCATTCCTTTCTGCAACATAGATGCGATCATAGCACTCAAAACCCATTTTTTCCATATATTCATCTAACTCTTCACCAGTATTACCACCTTCGTAATCTTCTGATTCATCATATTCTGCATAAACGAAATCTACCCGCTTTAAATGCTCTCCAGCACTCTTCATAACGTTTAAATCGTTACCTTGAGTGTCAGTTTTAAGTACATCTATCCTATCGTATTCTATATTATCTAATATTGATGCTAAACTAACTGTTTCGACGGTATATACACGGTCAACGAGGTTTTCAAATCTTCCAATTGGGCGACAAAGAGAAGAAGTTCCTGGATCTCCTGTAAGTCCGTAGAAATCTTTGTCTGTTTCTTTGGCGACGTTGCTAATAGCAGCTTCAATAAGGTAACATCTATCCCCCGCTGAGTGATTCTCCACGTGCGAGCAACAAGATTTAAAGTTATCAGGATGTGGTTCGATTCCAATAACATAGGTGTTTGAGTCATCACGTAACCATTTACTAGCATTGGGCATATTAAAGGATAGACCAACATCAAAGCGGAGTTTTAATCCGCTTTTCAGTTTCTTATTAATTATATTGTAATCAATCATTGTTAAACTTAACACCTTCACAATCAGGTTTGGAACAAAAATAACGCCCTTCCCCTTTATTAGGAGTTAGGTATTCACAATCAGCAGTCCATTCATCCATTGCTTCCCTAACAATGGATTTTATTTCTTCTCTTATTTTATCTCTTCTTTTATTACGATACTGCTTAAAATTAAACATTAGCGTCCTTGCCCCCTATATCGTTTAGGTGCTTTGTTCCGAGAAGAGGGCGCATACTTGGTATGCTTCCCTGTTCCCTGTCGAGTTTTCTTCGGGATAGAGTCAACATAAGTCGTTCCTAGTAATCCTTGTTTTACTCGTGCCATTAAATAACCCTCGTCTTCTCATGTCCTACACGTATCCGAGGATCGCACCATATCTCATATCCTGCTTCGATAGCATCTAAACAGAAACTAACGTCCTCTCCACACATGTCCTGTACTGCACCACTTTCAAAGACTTGCATCTTAGGGGCAAACCACGGATAAGTCATCTTCTCATCCTCAAAAACACCATTCTTAATCATAACCCAACCAAACCCAGTGTAATCCACAGTGAATGGTTTCTTACGCTTTGAAATACTTTCAACAGTCTCGTGGTTCATAACACCACCGTTCTTACGAAAGTCGTCCTCTTCTAACCAGTGTGCAACGGAAGTAGTCTTTCCATCCTCAGTGGCATACCATCCACCAGTGATACCTCTCTCTTCACCTTCTGCAGGAACTGCTAAATCGCATAACTGCCAGAACTTGTTAGAGTCAAAGACAATATCACTATCAATCCACAACTGATAGTCATACTCTAATTTACCATCCCATGGTTTTTGTTGTGGTCCTCTTAATACATTTGCACCTAATACCTTACATCGTGCAAAGTTAACCATAGATGAGTAATCTTGACTAATCTGAATACTCATCCCGTTTTGAACCATGTCAAAACACAATTGTACGAAGTTCTTCAGGAAGATGTATGAAGTCCCTCTACCAGGTAAACAGAAGACTATCTTCTTACCTTTCATTCGTTCTTTAATAGCAGCAATATCCCATTCATCTTCCTTTTTTCTGGGAGCAGCTGCTTTTACAGTAAAACCTTTTGCCATAAATTAGTAACTCATCACTATCATTATACACGCTATGTATGTGTTTTGTCAACTAATACGAAGGTTCATCTGTAGTACTTCCCCCACCACCAAGGTTACCACCACTATATTCATTTGCTAACATTCTTATATACGATACTCCCTCTTTTCCTTGCAACCTATTCCACCTTACTTGAAAGTCCTCTTCACTTAGTGAGTGATAGAGGACATCCTGTTTCTGATAAATGTGATATTCAAATTCTGTCATAATCATCTTCTATTCTTACTATGTCTTTCTCTTCGCATTCTTTCCCCATCTGTACTTCTATAATAGTTAGGCCTGTCTTGCCTGCTATAATTCTGTGGTGCTGCTCTGGTTTGATAAAAAAGGACATCCCTGGTTTTGCTTCTATTGTTTCCTCCCCTATAACTACCTGTCCCTCACCTTTTACTACTACCCAATGCTCACTTCTATTATAATGATACTGTAAACTCATCTTCTGATTAGCATGCACTACTAACCTCTTTAACTTATACTTACTATTATCCTCGCGACGTTCTTCAAAGTGGTCTTCGTAAAAACCCCATGGGCGAAAAAATCTGTACATAAAAATTGTATGGGGCGACTTTATATAGAGAAAAAAATTTGCGGAGAAAAATTATATGTCGAAAGCAGACTTTTGTAGGTTAGAGTTAGGTACTTTTTTAGATCGCATCGCGCGCCGCGCCGGCATCAACGAAACGCGCCATACTGCCGATTACTGATTATAACATAACACTGCTAATCTGTCAATCTAAGTGTTACATAGTGTCATTACAGTTGTTTACATTCTGCTGCATAAGACTGCTCCCATAAAGTATCAACGTCCACTGACAGATTCTCGACGGTTACTGTTAGTTTCTCTTTCTCCTCATTTATATCAAATAAGGAGTGGTAATTTATCTGATGTGGGTTAAAAGAATTCCCATCAACTTCAAAATCCAAAGTAACACGAATCCGCTGCAAATTAGGCGCAGAGTTGTTGTGCATAACCCTTCGAGAGACTGTCATACTTAATTATACACTGAAATTGAGAAAATTGCAACCCCCTCAGTGTTAATAACCGTAACGCTGATAGTTGACAACAATCCGCTCTTATGTTATGCTCGCTAAGATAACAACAAAACCAGACAATTATAAGACTTAAAGTAACTCTAACTCTCTCATACTTTTCCACACATTATTATTACTTTTCAACACACTTGTGGAAAACGTTATAATTAAGCATTTCCTATTTATATTACTATTTAATACCTTATTTTCAATAGTTTTCCACAGAAAGTGTTAGTTTTCCACAAGCAATCTCTGTGGATAGGTTGTTACATAGGGGGATTCAATCCCATCATTCCAGTGTCTAATAACTCCTGCAATTATCACCGTGTTTGTTGTTAGATAAGTCGCTAATATAAACGTTCTAATGATACAAACTGTGTTATCGTATTTGTGTGTTTTATCATCAGAAAATGCGCCTATAGCATACATCCAAGTTTTTGCAATCTCTTTAAGCATTGTTGATAAATTGTGGTTCTAATTTGTGTTCTCTGCATGTTATATTATAATTGTAATCTTCGAACATTTCCATTAACATTACCGTGTTCTTTTTACCCCATGATTCTATACAATATTCTGGTATAAATCCATTCACTATGTTATCATGTGCCTTCCAACAAAAAGTATAAATTAACCCGTCCCAATCACCCATGACATTGTTAACATTGAACTCGTTGTTATTTGAATCGGTTAAAGTATTCATTTGATTTGCAATTAGGGCGAGAATGGATATACTTTAATTTGTCCCAATCTGGTTGAAAACATAACAACAATGTATGGACATATTTGTGTCTTGGGGATCTCATTTTAGGGTTTAATTTCTCTTCAGTTTCACATATCGGACGTGGACGGATTGCAGTCTCTATTGTAATATATCTCTGTAAACCTTCTTTTACATTTTCTATCATTTCTGGACATTTAAAATATACCCAACCTTCATCATGTTTATCATAGTTGTTTGATTCCCAAATGACATAATCTCCAACCTCTGGTTCATACATAACGAAATGAATTGGATATCTAAATTATATATCAATACGGTGCAAAAGTCAATAGTGATTCTCTTCCCAAGTCTCGCAATTTACTTCCTTATCATCTATATTACATGTAACATCTTTAGCATCAAAAGTATTAAGATGTTGGAGTATATTATCTAATGATTGTATACATTTAGCACCTGCTAATTTCAAGTCTTCTAGTTGCTCTTCTAGCGGTTTCTTTGCTTGGGTTTCTATCTCTTTAAGGATTGAACTTAATTCAGTTGGTTGTGACATTGTGGGGGATGATTGAGAGGGCATTGTTGATACTAAGTAGTCTACACATTCAGCATAGTTGTTATCATTCTTCATCAGGAAAGTTTGCTAGGTTTACATCAGCAAGTGCTCTAATCATTACCCATGCTTTCTCACCGGACATGAAATGTTCGTCGCATAAGTATGAAACAGAGTCCTCTAATAATTCCATTACTTCTGTTGCTTGGTAATGAAGGATTGCAGCGTCTTCGTTGTTCATTTGTTTGGAGTAATTAGCAAGGTTTTCGTAGAAACTAGATGGAAATATCATTTTAAAGTTTTATATTTTAGGGGCGCTAACTCGGAAAATACTCGTTAATATTCTCCCAATATTCGAGGATGTCCGTATACATTGAAGAAGAATAAACTTTCATGTGCTCGTTAATAACATTGGATTTCACTTTTGATTCCGATTGTGTTAAAGTATTCGATTTGTTTGAGGGCAAGTTCATAAGTTTTGAAGGAGAGTTTGCGGGCAAATTGTTCATGTGGAAACCAATATCGTAAAATAGTGTTCATTGATTAGCAAGGATTAAAAGTTTACCTAATAACTTAGAATAAAATCTTGATGTCTCATCATCACTATATTCTTTGCATTTCTCCTGAGTTTGTTGAATTAATTCCTCATATTCATCTGTTGTTAGTTTAACATCAACTTGAGGAATTCCTGCGGTTTGTTCTTCACCCCAGGCATATTGTATTGTGCTCATTGTTAATTAACCTCCTGAATTGTGTTCCATACATTGATATAACATGATAACCATTCTTCTTGCTCTGATGTTAACTTAGTATGGCAATCCATATCTGAATTGTTATCACTTTCATAGAGTAATTCATCTGCTGAAATATACTCTAATTTGTGTAATGTGCAATAATCACGTAACACATTAGATAGAAAATCTATATTATTCATTATCAATTATCTCCTGATAGTTGTACTAGAAACTCTTCACTTACTTGTGGAACATCTTTAGTTGGTAGGTACTTATTAATGTGCCTAGATGTAGTAACAGAGTAAAACTTCTCTGTCTTAACATAACCTTTTTCAGGTAAATATGCGGCGACTGGTGTTTTATAACTAAAAAAAACTTCGGTGCCGTCGTTAAACGTAACCGAAGTCTGATTTGCTGCGATTGGTGTTAGTTGCATGAGGATGATTCCTTTGCTTGTTTATACTATTATAATACCATGAAAAAAACCCCTTGTGGGGGTTTGGTGTGCACTTTGCAAACTGTCTACCTATGCTGCCATTGCAAACTTTTTATTGTTAAAATTAGCACGTGAAAACTCATATCTATCTATTAACTTAATCATCATAACATGCTCTATGTTAGTAACAACTATGCCTTCATGATTAACAGGACTATTGTTAACAAAGCATTCTACATTTGATGAAGGAACGAATCTATTAAGCAACACCATTTTAGCGTTTGCTATTAACTCCCACAACTCAAATACATCAAATTTAATACCAGTTTCCTTGCTTAAATCTTCTGCATTAAGTATTCTTCCATCACGGATATATGAGTTGATAAGTGTCATCAACCGTGTCTTTGCTATCTTAGTCTTAAACACGGGGAAATCATCATCATTCATGCACTCTAACTTATCAACGATTGCATCCATTGAATATTTAAATGCTTCCTCAAAGTAGAAATGTTCATTGATACTAACTGTACCATCAACCCATTTTACATTTAGTCCCCACATAGTTAGTGATGATTGAGGTACTGCAATCATATCATCAAAATCAGATCCTACGTAGCAAGTATGCACTGCCATGATGATATTTTCAGTCGGAGCATTATCAAACTTATATGTTATCGTATTAGGTGTAAATGTGGTTGTGTCGCCATCACCTTGCCCTATAAAGTCTGCTTGGTAAATACCAGCAACTCTAGGCAAATACTTGAGGCAAAGTCTTAAGATATTACGTAAATTTGTCTTCTCTGAGTAATAGTAATCAATACAATCATTTGTATAACATATCTTCTTAATTCCTTTGTTGAAAACTGATTTCGTGCCGACAAAGAATCTGCCATTAGTTACATCTTTTCCAAAGACAATTGCAGGTGCTCCATCATACTTAACAGAGATAACATTCTCTTCTTGATTATAATCATTGAATGCAGAACGCATGACTTCAATAACATTTTGTACGGACTCTTTGCCGTCAAATGTTAAGTCTTCAGGGTGTGTGATGTGTAAGTTTTTCATTAATATGCACCTCTGAATAGTTCAAACATTACCTCACGAATGTCTTTGATTGGTTGAACATCAACACCGACAACTTCTCCTGACTGTCTATACTCATCCAGAGCAGAAGTAATGATGTTCCACTGTTCATCAGTGAAGAAATCATACATGGTGTTTAACTCATTGTGTGAGTAGTCTTTGTTGTTGATTGTGAATTTAGGCATAAACCTCCATAATAAAAATGAATAGAAAAAAGGCGCAGTTAGTTTGCGCCGGAGTCAGGGTGACGGTTCTCATCCTGATACTTAGGGTTGAACAAATCGTACATCTTGTTTGAGATTGAAACCATTAATTCTGTTGCTTCGTCTCCATAGTCTTGATAGTCTGAGAGTGAAGAATCAATGGCATCCCATTCAACGTCAGTAAAGAAAGATTTGATAACCTGCTTTTCTGAGTCTGTGTACTGTCTGATGGTTTGCATAATTGAAATTGAATTGAAATTGCTGGGAGCGTCACATTGCTGTAACTGACTTGCTGGGACAACCCGTTTCGGGAATTTCCCTCCCATATACCTATAATACACGAAAAACGCCCC